AAGCTCCTCCAATAGGCCCCATTAATCCAACAGATACTGTATTTACTACTGTCTGCTGTCTTTTCATTAAATATTCTAACAACACATTTTATCTCTGTTTCAGTTTCTTCAAAAGCTCCATCTATTTCAGTTTTTTTAATATTAGTTATAGTAATATTGGTAGGGTTCATATTAATAGTTCTTATTATGTCTTTTCTTCTTCTATCAATATTTATCATATTTCAAATTCTGTGCTAATTCCTAACATAAAACTTCCCTTTTCTTTTTTGTTAGTACACATATCCTTGAATTTCTCTGCATTTTGATAAGCTACAGATACTAGGTCCTTTATACTAGAGCTTTTATATGTTTCTTGACCCACTTTATACTCATACATTTCCCCTACTGTATTTTCATATTGTAAAGATTTTAATACCCATCCTTGAGAAGCTGCACAGTAAATACAGTCTGCTTCTTCTAAAAACAAGTTTAATTCTTCATCTGTAAATGATTTTTTATCTTTATCATTTAATAATAGTCTTAATTTTTCTATTAAATTACTAGTTGGTGTCATATATTATCACCTCATAAAAATAACACTCTTATGAGTGTTTTATCTAAAACTTATTTCTTGTACATTTTCTTCTACTGCTGCAAAAGCACCTCTATAACAATGACCTACAATTTGATTTTCTACTAACTTACTTAAATCAGCATTTCCAACCTCTGTTGTTAAATCTCTCTTTATTAACTCTTTAAATCCTCGCTTAGGTCTTATCAAATATCCTTTGCCTGGTGTAACACCTTTGTAAGAATATGTTTTTTTACCAACAGTAACCTCCCACCCATCATAATAAATTACTGTTGATATATTTTTTATAGATGGATACATGCTTCCGTTTAATAAATGTCCTCCATTTAACGCCATTTCTATTTCAATTTGGTCAGCACTAGAAGCCATTAATATATTACCTTGTCTTTTTGCTATAACTGTATCTTTTTGTGCTTGTGTTAATGTTCTCCAAATTCCTAGCCATATTGGGTCATTAGTTTCACCTTTAAAAGCTGTCTTATTAGAAGCTTTATAATTAAAATTTATTATTGGGCTTAGATGTATGTGGTTTAACAAGGCATTGTAACTCTCACCAATTGATTTATTTAATATTTCAACACTAAATGTTTGGTTAAAATCCTTCATTTCTTTTGTATACTCAAAACCAGTTGCATAAGTTTGTATCCTTGCAACTGGACCATTTTCTGCATTTATTGTACCGAATTTAATTTCTTCACCTTCTATATGCTCTAGGAATACACAGTTACCTTGTAAAGCCCACTTAGCATCCATAACTTGTGGTAAATTAGAATCTGCTATACTGTCATAGATTGGTTTATATAATAGTTGTACTTGCTCTCTGCCTAGTTCAACATCTAATACAACTTTTCTTAATAACTCTTTTAAATTTGAAGTCGAGCTAAAAGTCATCATTTCACCAAGTGGCTTATTTAACTCCAAGGTTTCCATTTCTCCATTTGATATTTTCTTTGTTACATATTCCATTTCACCATTTACTATAAATGGTATATCTTCTTGTAAAGTTTCTTTTCTTTTTTGTTCCAGCAAATTTTCCTGACTAATTACTTTAAATGCCATATATTTATCACTCCTTTTCTATTGTTGAGGTAATAATATAAACCAAATTACATTATTACTGTCTTTCCCATCTGTTACTCTACCAACTAGCCTATTACTTGCAGATGTAGTAGTAAATTTCTTAGCTGTATTATCCCAATAAATCAATTTCCCTGCCTCAAAAGCTTCTGATGTAACAATATTATCCGTTTCGTATTCAGCTTGCTCTATTTGCAAAGTAACTTCATCGCCTTTTTCTCCGTCTTGCATAGCGACTCCAAAGAATCCATTTATAAGATAAAATTGTTGTGTTTTAGTGCTTTCACCTTCTGAAAGAATAACTCTTACAGATTTCCCATCACTTATTTTTGCTCTTGTTATCTGTGTTATTGTGCTTGGCGTTGGTTGACCTTTAAATGCCATATAAACATCACTCCTTTATATTCTATTTTTCTTAGTTGTTAAACTTCCATTATTGCTAGAGTTTAATAATCCTGTTGTTGTTGGATTATCTTTATACATATTAGACATTGTATTTTTTACAAACTCATCATTTAATATATTTTCTATTTCTCCTGTTATTACTTCTTCACTTGAGCCTTCCTCAACATTTAACATTTTCTTAACTAATGTTTGAGCTATTTCACCTGACACTTTATCTTTAATTACTTTATTAACTATACAGTTCCAAGCTTCCTTTTTCTCATTTTCTAAAGCTTTTGAAGCCTTTTTTGCCACTTCAACTGTGTCCATCTCTCCTACTATTCCAAGTACTTTTTTCACTTCTCTTAATTCTTTTTCTGCTTTTAATGAACTTTTTACATCTTCCATCTCTCCTGTCACAATTTCCTTAGTTAAGCCTATTCCTTGTATGACCTCTGAATATGATATTTCACCAGTTTGCAGCAATCCTTTGACATTTTTTATTAACTCTTTTCCTTCCAATTTGTTTTCCTCTCCTTTCATTTCTCCTTTAGCTTCATAGCTTATTTTCTTTATTACTTCAATTTCTTGACCTAGATTTATTTTATTTTCAACTATAGTAAATGGTATACTATAAAGCTTACATAATCCATTTTGCTCCAACTCATATATGACAGTATTGTTATCATATCTTATATTTTGTATATAGAGATATGAATTATTATCATTAATAGAAAACTTAGTTTTTAAAGCTTCTCTTAAATCTATTCTTAAAGCTTCAAAAGTTCCATCTAGCTGTTCACCCCTCGCACTCATTTCCATACCTACAATACTTGTTGGCATACCTGGTCTATGTAAAGGAGTCCAATCAATAGATAGTGGCTCATATCCTATAACATTCATTTCGCCTTTAGCACTCTTTTTAAGTTTTGGATAACCAAATATACTAACTTCTTTTATCCTTTTAGTTCTAATCCATCTTTTCAAGTTTGTTGCATCAGCATCAATCAGTCCTCTGAAATAAGCTTTATCCCCTTTCATTTCTGCACCTATCCAATGCGTTACAGGTGGTGCAAATTCAGTTGATATATTTTCAGCTTTTTGATGTCCTAAAAAACCATTAAGAGTATTTTCATTAGTGTAATCTACAATATCTTTCAAGCTTTTAGCAGTATAGTTCCATCCCCTTTTAGATTTTGTAGCTGGTATCTCAACAACTACCTCAAGAGGGTCATCATCTATAGATTTTAAAGCTTCTATGTCTATATCTTTAGCTAAAGGAATATCAGAAGGTTTTATACTAGATATTAACGCATTCATTGAGTCCATTTCTCCAGTTATTACATTCATTTAATCACCACCTTTCAATTTAAAAATTCAAATTTCCATACACCTCTTGATACCACATTTCAAGAGGTGTATCATTCATAGGATTTTTAATCCAATTTTTCAACCTTCCAACTAATATATCTAATGGTTGAACTACAGTAAGCATAATACACAAACAATGAGGGTGGAATGGATATGCAGGAGCTTCATTTATAGGATAAACACCTTTACCCAAACCAAAATTATCCTCTCCACATATTTCGTCGCATATATCTGTATGAGGATGTGCCATGGACAACATAAACTGAATACCTATGGTTGCAGGGTTAATCATTGCAGAAGCTAAGACCCCATCACCATAAGCTGATGTCATTTCAGTTCTTGCCAATCTTAAAGCTTCATAACTTATATTTTGAGGTACTCTATTTCCTATTCTTTTTATCATATTTGGATATTCGTCAACTAAAGTTTTCTTACCTTTTAAAACGTATTTGTCTAGCATCTTAGCTGTTTTAACACAGTCTTGACCTTCTGTTACTGCTGTTTGTAATATAACTTTCATATCTTCTCTGTACTTCTTACACTTAGACCAAATTCTATCAGATAAAAATAAACCATCCTTAACCCTTGTATAATAAGCTTCTACAGTTCTTATATTAATATCATAGAAAGCTTTTTGTATCATAGCTTTAGTTACTTTAGTTATTTGAGCTGTCTCAACTGCATTAATTAAAATATTTTTAGAGTAACTAGTAGCTGTTTCAACATTTTTATTTAAGTATTCATCAAAATTAAATACTAGTTGTTCATTTAATATTTTTATTTCTTGTGTTAATTGTTTTAGTATCTGTTTTAACCTAACTTTGTTAAAGTCTGAAAGATTTCCTTTTCTTATTTCTTTTGTAATATTTCTTGTTATGTTAATATACATTGTTCTTATTTCATCATCTTGCTTGAGTCTTAAATCTATAAATTTTTTTCTAGCTTCTAATGCCCATTTCTTGTACTCCCCTGCAACAGTTATTAATTCCAAAGTACTTTTATCCATTGTCATTATTATCCTTTATTTTATCTATTTCCTTGTCAATTTCATTTGACTCATCATCTAAACCTTGAGAATCATCTAATCTGTATTTTAACATTTTAGTTTTTATTATCTTTTCTCTTTCTCCAACTATTTCAGGGTCATCACTTATATAATTGCTCATTGTATCTATATACTGAGCTAAAAAGTTTACTGTTGATTCTTCGCTAATAAATCCACCTTCTAAAGCTTTATCTAATGCACTACATACCTTTTCTAGTGTTTCAGCTAATTCTTTATCATCACGCGGATTTACTTCATCCCAACCTATAGTCACATCATAAGATGAATATTTCATACCACTAGAATTAGAACTCATTATTAAAACCATTCTTGCAAGTAATTGCCAGCTATTTGTAAATTGTTCTCTTTTTCTTCTTATCTTATTTACCATAATAGGCATTTGTTCTTTTACAGAAGCTAAAGCACTAGGTGTATGTACTCCAAATATAAACTCGGGTGTTTCAGATACATCTACTATGCAATAAAAAAGAAGCTTTAAAAGCTCCTTAGCATCACCTATAGCTGATTTTACTTCTACAAACTCAGCTTCTTCATCTTTATTTAAGAATAGTATTTCATGTCCATCAAGATTTATCTTTCCACCCTCTTTTGCAAATTTAACTGGGTCTTCAACACCAAAGTTGTGTGCTAAGAAACTTGCAACATCAGTTAATTTCAGCTTTAGTTTTGGAGTAGAGTGCATTTTGCTACCTTTTAACGCATGTAACATAACATCATGATAAGCTTTTAAAAGAGGTTCTATTGGTTCTATATCACTTTGACCATATTTCAATGTTTCATCAGCTTCATTTTTAAAATGTATTATTGGTATAAAGCCCCATACATTAGGAGTTTCCCCTTCTTCTAAACCTTCTATCTTATCCCCTTCAACCTCAATAATTCTACTTTCAGCAGTTATTATTTGTTTTACCTTAGCCCTTCTCTTATTTTCTTCTAAGTCAGTCCATTCATTTTGGCTTTCTAATATATAAGCTATAGGCTCTTTTGTCGTAGGGTCTAATATTATTTCTTTCACTTCTTCGGGTGATATGAAGTTATATATTAATCTAACTTTTTTATCAGGATATAAAGGATTTTCTCTTTCTTCTCTAGTTATCCAAATATAACAATCACCTTGCTTTAAACTATCTGTGTGTGTTTTTAACATTTTAGATGTGTTATCTAAAACAAATTCATCTAATATATATTGAGCTTCTTCATCTTCTATTTGAAAATGAGGTACACCCATAAAACCAGTTGTTGAATTGACAATTGGTCTAACAAAACTAGAACCTAATTTATAATTAGCATTTTTGTTTTGATACAATTCTCTTGCTAACTCATAATCAACTCTAGAATCATCTAATTTATATACGCCTATATTTCCACTAGACATACGCATAATTTCTCCAGTAGGTCTTTTAAATAGCTTTTTTACATAAGATATTATCCCCATACACTACCCCCTTTCAGTAAAGATAAATCAGTATTGTTATTTTCTGCAAACGAATATATTACTGCATCAGCTCTATCGGGTGATTCTCCAATTCTTTTTTTCATTTCCTTTTTACTTTCTATTTGTATTTTCCCTTTTGAATCTACTGTATATTTTCTATTTGATAGTTGCTTAATAAGTTTATCATCATTAGGAAGCTGTATTATAGCTTCTTTATTTTGTATGAAGCCACTTAAATTTGCATCTAATTCCTCCCTCATGTTATCCCACATTTCAGAAGCTTTATTATAGTATTTATCTTTTTCTATAGCACTAGAACCATTTTGAATAGGTACAATTTCATATTTGAGTCTTTCTTGTCTTATAACCTCTTTTAATCTGTCTGTAACACCTGCACCCAAACCATCATCATCCGTTTTTATTTTTACTCTGTTGATTTGATGATACATGCTTTTAAATTTATCAACTGCTCTTAATATATTTCCTACAGTTTCCATTGTGTCTTTTTTAGAATAAGTTAATAAATCAAACACTTTTCCACCTATTCGTGGAGCTATTATAGTTTCATCGTCACCATATCTTGCTATATCTGCACCTATATTTAATATATAGTCATTAGATATATTCACTTCTCTTATTGTGCTTGTTTCAACAGCTTCTAAAGATATTAAAGAATCACTTTCACCTTTTGGAAATTCTCCAAGAACTCTAACACGCCAAGGGTCAGAACCTTCATGGTACTTTCTTTTTAGCATTTCAATATTATCTTTTGATGTTCTAGGGCTATCTAAAGAAGATACTTTAAATGTCTTATATAAATCTCTATCCCTATTATGACTATCATAAAATGTTCCACTTGTTCTAGTTGGGTTTCCGCATAAAAGAAGCTTATTTTCTGCACCTGATAATGTTCCCAATATAGCTTCCATAATGGGGTCAGCAACTCCCGAAGCTTCATCAACAACAAATAACATATAATCTTCATGAAAACCTTGCATATTCTCGGGCTTTACTGCTGTTCTAGCTGTAGCCCACCATCTTTCTTCAAAGCCTTTCATATACACTTTTGTTTTAGTCCACTCAAGTAGCTTCTCAACCTTGCTATTACTTAGCCATTTAGCTATTTCAGCCCATAGTACGTCATATAATTGTTGTCGTGTTGGAGCTGTAGCAACTACTTTCGGAAAAGGTCTAGTGCTTAAATACCATACAGTTGCAATGCTTTCTAATCCAGTTTTACCTACTCCTTGACCACTTCTAATAGATACTTTTGGGGTTTGAGCTAAAGCCATCAGAACATCAGATTGCCACTTGTCAGCTTTAAAATTTAACATATCCTCTGCAAACCAAACAGGATTATCCCAATAACAATCTAATAGTGTCAATAAAGCTTTATCCATTGTTAACACCACGTTTCATTGCAATATTTTGTATAGCTTCAACCCAAATTTTTGAATCATCTCCAGTATCACTTTTCTTTAGGTTATCAACTTCACATTTTAACTTTTCAACTCTATTTTTCTGCTCCTCTGTAGCTAAATTCCAATCCTTATGAATCATTTCATCATACTGTTTAATTAAACTCCTTAACTCACTCATAGCCCTACTCTGTGCATTAAGAAAAGATGCTTGCCTATCCCATGCAAATTGAAATTCATACTCTATCTTCTCACCATTTTCTGTGCTTTCATG